CTTCTTTTGGAACGACTCCATCTGAAGAGAGTTTCTATAGGGCTCTCCTTCATACGGATGAAAAATCACAGTGGAAAACTGTTGATCCTGATTTGTATAACCGTTTTGATGGTTTCTCTAGGAATAAAAAGTTTTTTAGGGACTAAAGGTATGGTGAGTATATGCTACAAGGTGTATTGAAATTAACACCTAGTCGCTGAATTGGATTCGGACTAAAAAGATCACTATAGAGAAGAGAACCCCTCATGGAAACATGGGGGGTTTTTACCAACTAGTGTACACCCATCCACTGTCTATTACTACCATCCATACTAAAAAATTGGTTCTCTATACCGTGTCTATTCTGGACTGCTGTAGTCGTAACAATATTACTGCCGGCCGGCTCCGCTTTATTTAGTAAACGATCCCTTAATTCTTTATTGATTTCAACTAAGCGTTTGAACTCTGCTTCATTATCTCTTCTATTATCCTCAAACGTCCCACGTTCTAAATTCGAGGCCTTACGTTTTTTTAAAATCTGTACAAGTTCTGCTTCAAGGTTATTAAGTATATCCTTTCTCTTTCCAAATCCCTTTAGTGCATCTTCTCTATCGTCGCCTTGATTTATGAATTTCCTTTGTTCTTTAATTTCTTTTCTTACTTCAATTTCTCTATCTACAGAGTCTACTTCTTTGGCACCACCAATACCCATTGCACGTTTAATAACATCTGGAGTCCCATCTGGTATAATTGATTTTGCAATTTTTTTGAAGTCAATATCAAGCAAACCCTTAAACCAAGCTACTATTATCTCAATTTTTTCTCCAATAAATTTTGACAGGTTAAATGCTTTGAGTTTGCCCCATTCAAATATTTTCTTTACAGCCGTAATAGCCAAATCTACTGGTGTAGTAACCCAATCAACAAAACTTTCGAGGCCTATACCTATATCTTTCATAAACTTTTTAACATCAAAACTAAAAAACCCTTTTACCTTATCGATGAGATCGTTAAAGAAAGTTGTTATCTTAAGCTTACTAAGGGTGAACCAATTTATTACATCATGATAGATATCCATAAAGAATTTCTTTATTGACCCAAAAACGCTGTCAGTCTTTTCAAGACCAAATATTTCGGCTATAACATTCTGTAGACCCGTTAATGAAGTATCTAGAAATTCACCAAGGTAGGTTCCGAGTCCAGAAAAGAATTCTTTTATACCTTCCCACCATTTACCTTCACCGAATAATTTAAAAGACTCCTTTAGGCTAGTAAATAGTTTCTTTATAGATTCCCAATGTTTCATTATACCTTCTTTCCAGAGTTTCCAGATTGGTTTAATATAATCATCAACGAAAGTTTTTAGAGCAGGCATTATTTTTTTCTTTAAAGTTTTTATAAATTCTTTAATTTTATCGCTATTAAAAAATGCAAGAGCTGCAACTAATAATCCACCAAACAGTAAAGATTTCCAACCAAATTTGCCTTTCTTCTTTTTACCTTCATCATCATCACCTCCTCCTCCACCTCCCTTCCCTTGCATCGCCAATAACATTTGCTTATCTCTTTCTGCTTTTTCTTTTTCTTTCGCAGCTTCTTCTCTTTTTTCTTCAGTGCCCATCTTGGCACGGAGTTTATTTGCATCCTCTCTACTTACATAACTATTAAAATGATCGAGTGTTGTTAACCTCAACATCTGTAATTCTCTATAAATATCTTTAAAGATTTCAATTCTAGGAAATGATTCGGTAAAACTATTTGTTACTTCACCACCAAAATTCTTTAAAAACCTGCCATCTGCATTAATAGAGTTATCAAATTTATCAAAAGATTGTTCAATTTTGTTAACTGATTCACCAAAAGCCGTCATATTTTTAGTTTCTCTGACTAATCTATATGCCCGAGCAGTTTCTTGAAATCCTTCATTTGATGCAGCGCTCGCAAGAGCTCCTGTTTTTACTATATTACTGATTGCCATTACTTACCACCTTTCGAACTAACAGGCCCCGAACCACAATATAAACCAAACCATGCAGCGCCTGCACCTACGATGACACTTACAAATGCACTCTGGGGAGCAGTAGGTTCTGGAAGGGCCATAAACCATTCGGTAACACGCCAGAACATAATTCCATAAAGAGTAATCAATGCACGTGGCCAGATACGCCACTTGTCAATCCTAGTGGATGTAATGGTATTATACCACGAAGGTTGTTCTGTGGTACTTCTATCTACTTCAATGATATTGACTTGATCTTTAGTCTGGGCCTTGGCTCTTGCCATTTTGTATCTCCTCAATTCGACTTGAGTTGTTTTTAATTCTTGTAGTGTTATTTAGGGGAGTATGGTCAAAAATGATCTTTTCTAGTTTAAGAAAATCGATACGTTCATTCGGAACATATCTCCACACATAATCACCATCCAAATCCCCACCAGTTTTAGTAACACCAAATACGGTCTGTGTCATTCCTATTTTGACGATTAGAGCACGCTCTCCATCAATAAGGACATGATCACCCTCTTGAAACTGTTTGTTCCATTGGAAAGCAATACCTTTACCCCACTTCATAGCAAAGTCTCTCAACATGAAGCCCATAACAACAATTACCACCATACCGATGTAAGGTAGAATAAATTCAGTAATCTCCAATGCAGCGGCATTTGGTGTAAGAATTTCCATTAAAGGTTCCCTTGCTGATTTTCCTTTTCTATTCTTTCATTTTCTTCTTTTATGTACTTCATCAGCAAACCTACATAAATTTCCCTTTCCCATGGCATCATATTATCTAATTCTGTTAAACTATATTTGTGATGTTGCACCAAAATAAAATTTGTGTTAAAATAGTTTTCCAGAGAATCATGAGAAAGGCTTAGTCGAAAAAACTTCGCATACCTTCAATAGTCATTTCACTTTCAACTTCAGTTTTTGGATTTTTCACTGTAATTATATGCTGAAGTTTTGGCATGGTGTCAAAAAAATCACTCATTTTTTCGAAATCTTCTTGTCCCATACTTTCTATAAATTCTTCTAATTCTTTATTTGATATGTCCACTCTTTTATGAATTATATCTCCATCATGGATTTCTGCAACGCATTTTGTTAACATATTAAATATCATTTTTATTTGACCACCTTCATCAAATCCCTTTATGTCCGATAAAGTAGGATATCGCATATGTACAGAAATTTTATCTGTAAGTTGTACTACATTAGTGTGATCATCTTTCATTTGTACATTAATATCTGCCAGATCAATGGTAACATCCACTTTAGTTTCTTCATCATCTGGACAGGTCATATTTAATGTAATTTTTTCTCCAACAGATTTACCTCTTATTTGTAGAAAAATATATTCTAAATCAAACATAGGGTTTGTATAAGGATCAACTTCACCAAAGGTACATTCAGATACAATGTTTGCAAATGCTCTTTCGATTTGATTTTCTTCATCGCTCTCTTGAGCCATCATTAAAAACTTTTGTTCTTTTACCAACCAAGGCCGATATTTTATTTTTTCTCCAGAAGAGGGTAATTCCAATTCATAGTTTGATACTTTAAGTTTGGGTAGTGCCATAATTATTCATCCTTTATTCATGGTTTAAATAGCTATTTAAAGCTTCTCAAAACTGCTGGGAGAGCTCGACTTATATTTCTCTCTACAACATTGTTTATAGTTTGTCCTATTTTATCTGATAGACTTGGGCCTTTCTGATTAGTATCTAGACTTTCCCAATATCTAAAATTTATATCTACACTCCAAATAAGAAGAGAGTTAGCTGCACCGTAACTAAGGGATATATCCCCTAGAGTCTTAGGAAATGCTTCCATTAGTCTCATTCCATACTGTCTTTCCATCTTCTGATCCAGAAGATAGATATCTACTGCACCAACATAATCATTATAATATCCTACTTGCCATGTGGTAGGACTAAACGCACGATGTTGCCATTTTTCAAAAGCAACACGTTCTCTTGCATCAGTAGAACTCTGGAAAGTTAAAGTGATAGAATCAGCATACATGACACTTTCCACAACTTGTCTGCGAGGGCCATGTATATTTACATCATCTACGGTATTGAGAGTTCTGCCGGGCAACGTAACAGAATCACATCTCATGGAAATTTTATCCATACCACCAACTTTAGAAATATCATTAGCGTTCATGTTTGTGGTTCCACTGGGCGCAGATGCAGCTGGTTTATGAATCAAAACCTCATATTTGTTGGGTGAAGCATAGCCTTCATTAACACGAAAACTAGAAAGAACATCATTCATTACGCCAAATGCGGCTCCTTCTAGAAACTTAGGTAAAACTGCCATTAGATCATACTCCTAGAATCTTTCCATACTGTCCCAGCACCAGCTTTCTTAAATCTCTGTACTGGGAGTAATGTTGCAATAGTAAATTCATCGGCATCAATTCTACGAAATTGTGATTTGGTATGCCCTGCCAAATACCTATGTAGTGTAGGTTTTATTAAATTATATTTCTTCAACTGACTGTAATCTGCTACAATACGAGTGGTGTGATCAAAATCCGTGTTGTTTGTAAAATCTACCAATTCATCTAATAATCTTATTCTTAAAGGTATAGGTAGATAATGGAAATTGATACCAAGAAATCCATCAGGATACCTCTCTAAAGGTAGCACTAGAGGAAAAGTATCATAGTATGGTAACTTCTTTTTCCACTTGGGATCATAAAGAAACATGTTTAATTTACCATAGAAAGGTTTGTTGTTTCGTTTACCATCTCTAAGTAAGTCTAAAGAACTAGGAGTACCAAGCTCATTGATTTTATCTCTATACCATTGAGTAGATTTTGGTCGCCCTTTTGCAGCGTCTTTAACTGATTGCATATATTTACTAATAGCCATACTACTATTTATACTTAATACCTAGATGATCCTCATTCAATACTTTAAAAACCATACTGTTAACATCACAGAATTCAGATGCATATTTCCATTTCGCTTCGTTAATAGCCCATGTTTTGATTGCCTTGTAGAAACTTCTGGTTTTTCTGGATGGTACTTTGGGGGGGCCACACTGAACTTTCGGTTTGATTTCTACAATAGACTTTTCTGTAGACCCATCATGTTTTTGTACTTTAATGTAAAAATCTGGAAAATATCTATGGATTCTACCATCTACTGGTGATAAATATGGTATGATGATCTCTTCACTGCCCCACTCTAATATTGCTTTATTGGTATCACAATATACCATGAATTTTCTTTCCCACAGAGAGCGGTATGTGATACGGTTGGGATCACCTTTATATTTTTTGGGGTTGATTGGGGTATATTTACCTTTGTATGCCATAAACAAAATACCTAAATAGTTTCATTGTAAGGATATTTAGACATGAGTAGTATAGGTAATGCAATCGTCAATCAGGCACTAGGTGCCGCAAATAAATCAATGATGGGCGGCCTTAAAAAAGTTATGGGTAATCTTCCTGGCACTGGTTTAGGGGGCGCTAAAGTTGCTGGTATTAAAAATCCAGGCAGTGGAAGTCTCAACCTTTCCTATCCATTAGATGTTGAACAGAATGATGCCCAAGGTCATTATATAATGTTTATGATAAATACGGTTGATGCGGCAAAAGTTGCAAAATCTAAAGCAGATAGATCAGCGGCAGCGGGAACAACTGAGGCAGATCGGTTTAGGGCAGGGTATCTTGGAGAAGACCTACAATCCGGCGGAGTTGATCCTACGGATAAAGCTTCCCGTTATTCGGAAGCTGGTGGTGCTCCAGCAGGTGCGATTGCAATTACAAGACCAGAAACTACGAAACTTGCAAGAGCGATATCTCTTTATATGCCGCCGAGTGTCAAAGCAACTTATAGTACCTCATATAAAGATGAGGAGATAGGCCCAGCAACCGAAATGATGGGCGGCGCCATACAATCTGCTTTCAACTCATATGCCAAAGGTGCAGAAAGTGGTGGGTTCACGGGTGGAATGTCGTCCTTTCTCCCAAAATGGGCAGGAGGAAATAATGTCGCAGCTTATAAAGGCGGTGGTCAGGGTATGGCAGATGCGGCAGTACCTATGGCTCTGGCAACAGCAAAAGGTGCGCTGAATACTTTAGGCCCAATGCTCGGATTAGCTGGTGCAGGCAGCGCTTTCGAAATTGCTGGAGGAAAGATTTTATCAAGTAAAATGGAACTGTTGTTTACTGGAGTTGGCCGTAGAAAATTTAATTATACCTTTACTTTTATCCCAAAGAGTGAAAAAGAAGCTCAGGTGGTTCATGAAATAGTGCAAACTTTTAAAATACACATGATGCCTGATTTTTCCAGTTTAACTTCACCGGATTGGACGCCATGGGTGGGGAATTCTCTGTCTACAAAAGGTCAAGGGCGAATTTTAAGTATACCTGACACCTTTGACATTCAGTATATGTTTCACTCTAATGAAAATCCTTGGATGAATAAAATCTCGACTTGTTATTTACAACAAATGGATGTTCAATACGGAGCAGGAGAAAAACAGAGTTTTTATGAACCTCTTGAAAACAACTTATCAGGAAAATCAGGCCCCCCTCCACAAACAACAACCGTATCTCTGGCATTTGAGGAAATGGAGAAAATGTCTAGACCACGTATGGAACAAGGATTCTAGTCATGTATTTTTCTGCATTTCCCAAGATATATTATTCTGGTAAAGGTAACACTGATGATCATAAGATTGTCACTAATCTTCTGCGGCGTATTGGAGTTCGTGCAAAGGTAAAATCAAATGCTTCTCTTTTCGATACCTATGATGTTAAAGAAGGAGAAACTCCAGAAATTGTCGCACATAAATTATATGGTGATGCAGAATATCATTGGATTGTATTAATGGTGAACGATATTACAGATAGGTATCATGGATGGCCCTTGACTACACCTCAATTTTTAGCATTTGTTAATGAGAAATATGATGATCCTGATGGAGTTCATCATTATGAGATATCTCAAAGTTCTGGTGATACATCAATCAAAATTGATATTGGTACTACTAATGCAGATTATGCAGGAGCATCTATAGTAACTAATTTTGAATATGAAGAATCAAATCAAGATAAACTTAGAAATATTCGTTTGCTTGATCCTGGCTATGTTCCACAATTTGTTGAGGAATATGAAAGTCTAATGAAAGAAAGTATTATTTAATGGCAGAAGGTATAAATATTGCTGGTGAATATAGTTTAGAGTTAGCAGAAATAATTCCTGTTGATGGAGTCCCAGCTCCAATTACTGGCCATGTAGTTCAGATTACTATCTATGAAGATATACAAAATCCGTTTTTATCAGGAAATATCAGTTTTAATGATAATACAAATTTAAAAGACATCTTACCTTTAATTGGTCAAGAGATGTTAAAATTGAAAATAAAAACGCCTTCAGTACCCGGCCGCCCAGATGAAATTATAGAATCCTTATTCTACATGCATGATTTGGTAAACTCTGTTGACATTAATGCAAATAACAGACTACATAATTATAAATTTATTTCCGTAGAAGCAATAGTAAGTGCTAGAACGCAGATATGCAGACCTATGCGTGGAACTATTTCTAGCATAGTTGCATCTATTATAAGAAATGATTTAAAATCTAAAAAAGATATATACGTGGAACCAAGTGTAGGGTTATACAAAAAAATTGCTACAGAAATATCACCCACAAAATTTATAACAGATATTATGGCTGAAGCAGTATCAGAAAAATATAGTAGTCCATCATATATGTTTTTTGAAACCCTAGAGGGGTTTCACTTTAGATCGTTAGAGAGTTTATATAGCGAGTCCATAATACAAAAATTTACTTCCAGCAGTGAAGGAGGATATTCTCCAAAACAGCATGGCCACAATAATGTCTTGGAAGAATTAAGTCAAATAAGAAAACTAACTTTGCATAACAATGCAGCAGATTCTTTGGAAAATAGTGGAACTGGTAGTTATGCTTCTGAACTTATCACACATGATATCTTCAATAAGAAAATTTCTCATGGAAATAATTATCATTATTTTAACTCTTTTGATAAAGAAAAGCATATTAATTCATTTCATGGAAAAAAACAAGCACCAATACACAGTAAAGTTGCAGTAGATGATAATGAAAGTACCGTTGCAGATTTTCCTTCAATGACATATTTACTCCCTATATCTTTTAGTGATGATGCTAAGAAGATAGATGCTCACTATACAGATGTTTTAGGGAATAGTGAGAATTTCACTGGGTACAATCCAGCATCATGGCTTACAAAAAGAACTTCTTTGATGAATAACTATGATGGTATTGCAACAGAAATGATCGTAGACGGTAATACTATATTAAGAGCTGGCCATATGGTAGAGATAAATATACCTCCTTCTGCTCTTACAAAACAAAAAGACAAAACCAAACCAGATAGGTTCCATAATGGAGCATTTCTTGTTCGTAATATTATGCACATTTTCACTTTCAAAAGTAGTAATGGTTCTCATATGATGGACATGACTTGTGTTAAAGATTGTCTTGAAGAACCAATAGATTATATAAACAAAGACCCAGAGCCAAAAGTGTTCGGTACTAATAAAGAAAAACCAAAAACAATACCAGTATAGAAAGGAGAAGTCCAAATTAATTCCAAAACAATATCCAATAAACATAACAAAAAGGAAGAAAAAATGGCTAGAACCAAAAGCAGAATTAAGAAAATGACTTTCCAAAAACAAACACGCAACCTACAACTTCTAGAACCACTTTCCGAAGAAGATAAATACATAGTGAAAATGTCAGGATATAAAAAAGGATTAATAGGACAACAACATGATAAAATACCAAGACTTGCGAATTCCTTTGGATGAAGGAGTTTACGACAAAAATATATTTAAAGCGATATTCCTAGCAGGCGGCCCTGGCAGTGGTAAGTCATATGTTGCAAAAGCGTCTACAGGGGGTATGGGTCTTAAAATGATCAACTCTGATGATCAGTTTGAATTTCTCTTAGACAAAGAAGGTCTTACCAAGAAGATGAACACCAAACGAGGTGAACGTGAGACAGACAAAAGAGATGTCGTTAGAGGTCGTGCAAAAGTTCTTACCGCAAAGAAGAAAGGAAATTATCTAGAAGGGCGACTAGGTGTGATCATTGATGGTACTGGCCATGATTTTGATAAGATTTCAAGGCAGTCTGCTAAACTACGTATGTTAGGGTATGAGACATATATGATCTTTGTTAATACGTCAGTTGAGGTTGCACTTGCCGCAAATGCACAAAGAGATAGGGTTGTCCCTGAGTCTATTGTCATCAAATCCCACAATGCAGTACAGTCTAATCTTGGTAAATTCAGTAGTCATTTTAGAGGTAATCTAGTTATTGTCGATAATAATGACAGGAAAGAAGAACCTATAAAGATGGCCTTCAAACATGTTAAACACCTGTTAAGAAAACCAGTTAAGAATCAGATCGCAATGAATTGGATCACTACGGAGTTAGAGAAGAAACGTAGATAGCTGCAAATCTTGAGTGTGGCCATGTTATTTCTTTTTCTAATTCGAATCCAAGAGGGTTCAACACCATATTCATAAAAGGTATGTTACTGCATCTTATCATTGCCCAATCTTTTTTCGTATGATCTCCAGTTTTCATTGTCCATATTTTCTTATAGACAGATGTAGGTATATCTGAATCAACAGGACTAGTAGTCTTACTTTCTATAATCAAATATTTTTTGGTAAGATTTGCACATTTAGTTAGAAAGTCTATTTGATCCTCATGTGCATATAGGATACCCCCAGCCAACACAACGTCATAAGGATCATTATGTTCCTCAAACCAACCCAAAACAGATTGTTTATGTAAAGTCCACAGAGCAGGGGAAAAGTATTTCTTTAGATTCTTGGTGGCCATTTCATAACTGTAATCAGATATCTCTACTCCAGTATAGAACATTGCACCATGTTCCAGAGCCCATGCACCACTAGCACTTATACAACTACCAAGGTCTAAGACACTACTGTTTTCACATACCCTATTTGGTAATAAGAGTTTATGTTTTTTTTCTGACTTTTCAAATGTTATGATTTGTCCTCTAGGCGCTTCTTTAGAGTTGGAGGTAGGATCATCAGGGTTATGATATCGGGTATCGTCTGTGATAAACTCAGGAAACTTCTGGAACATATTCTTTATAATTCGATGGACGTAACATTATATGATATCTATCTTCTTTAGAATTGTTGATAACACTATGCATACCTTCATGTACCCACAATTTATATATTTCTCCTGCCTTGTAAGGAATAAGACCTGTAGGATGCATTGCGAACTTACAACCTTCTGGAAAATTAAGACAAAAGTTATATAACATTCTGCCGAGTATGCGATTCTCCCTTTTTATTAGGTTATGTCTATGAGGTATTATTGTGCCTTTAGGGCATAATCTGCTAATAACTGGGCAGACATATTGATGTTTATTTTTGATCGCCCACTCACATATTGTAGGAAAACTATCTGGATGATCGAAAGGATTCGAAAAGTATCTTGCCCAGCCTTTTGGGTCTATCTTTTCCACAAACATACTTTTTTCTTCATCCCATTGCATTGCCGCTCTAGTTTTATATTTAACACCCTCCCATGCCCCATACCATTTTGGTGCCATGGCATTGATTTCGTTCCCGGCCGGCGGTTGGGCGCTACGTTGGTCGAGGGTGATATCAAACAACCAATCATCAAAGTTAAGACATTCTTGAAGCATCTTTTCATGGTTAGAAACAAAGTCATAATATTCAGCACCCACTCCTGTCCCAATTTTAGAAGTGTCTGTCCAAACATCTATATTATTCCAAAAATCATCTATTGTTTCCCAATCATCGTTCAACACACTCTTGACCTCTGAGTCTTTTTGATCTGTTAAACTATTGAAAAAAGGTAAATGCTGTTCTGAGTCCAATTCCATTAAACATATTCTTTATAATTTGCTGGACGTAACATTATATGATATCTATCTTCTTTAGAATTGTTGATAACACTATGCATACTTTCGTGTACCCATATTTTGTAAACATCCCCTGGCTTGTAAGGAATAAGACCGTTGGGGTGGACTGCAAATTTACATCCTTCTGGAAAATTGATACACATATTATATAACATGCGTCCAAGTACACGATTTTCCCTTCTTATTAAATTGTGTCTATGGGGAATTATTGTGCCGCCAGGGCCCAACCTACTAATAACTGGTCTGGCATATTTATGTTTATTTTTGTTCAACCACTTACATATTGTAGGGAAACTGTCTGGATGATCTAAAGGATTCGCAAAATATCTTGGCCAATTACTTTCGCCCATATCAACAAACATTTTTTTTTCTTCATCCCATAGGTACGTAATATTTTCTTTAAATCTTTTTAAAACCTCTTTTGGAGTTTGACCAGTGCCTAAAACTCTTGCCGCTTTATTTAGAACGTAATCTAAGGCGAGGTTAGTACGACTTTCACCCATCCAGGCCCAACCATCAAAGTTAAGACATTCTTGAAGCATCTTTTCATGGTTAGGAACGAAGTCGTAGTATTCAGCACCTATTCCTGTCCCAATTTTAGAAGTGTCTGTCCAATCATCGATATTATTCCAATATTCATTAAACATTTCAAGTGATCCATCATGAGCGTATCCATCATCACCCAACATACTCTTGACCACTAAGTCTTCTTGATCTGCTTTACTTGAGTCTACTTCCATTAAATATATTCCTTATAACCTTTGGGACGTAATATCATATGATATCTATCCTCAGCTGTGTTGTTAATAACACTATGCATACCTTCATGTACCCACAATTTATATATTTCTCCTGCCTTGTAAGGAATAAGACCTGTAGGATGAATAGCAAATTTACATTCTTCTGGAAAATTGATACACATATTAAAAAGATAACGTCCTACTACACGATCACCTCTTATCTTTAATTTATGTTTATGAGGTGGTATTGTTCCTCCAGCATCCAATTTACTTATAACTGGCATATGATATTTATGTTTATTATCTTCTAGAAACTTACAAATTATTGGAAATTCTTTTGGTCTATCGAATGGTGCTACAAACCATCTTTGCCAACCTTTTTCTTCACGAACAAATCTTTTATTATTTTCTTCCCATCTTAAAACAGGAGTATCTTTATAATATTCTGAACTTTCATCTGGACTATTAAAACCACGATGATCTAAACCTTCCTTTGGCCAAAGTTTTGACATTTTTTCAGACAACATAGGATATATTTCATATAATGGTTTTTCTGCATTGAACCAATCATCAAAGTTAAGACATTCTTGATGCATCTCTTTATGGTTGGGAGCGAAATCATAATACTCAGCACCCACTCCTGTCCCAATTTTAGAAGTGTCTGTCCAATCATCGATATTATTCCAATAATCGTCTATTGTTCCCCAGCCGGGGCCTGAACACTGCCATCGCTGGTGCAATTCGTTCTGTTCTGTTAAATTTGGGCTTGTTTCCATAAAAAATTCTCTCTTCTTGACAAGTATATTTAGTATAACAGAAAGTGACATTTTTGTCACACTCCCCATCTAAATGCATATTCCATGTCGATTTCTGTTGACAAACCCTCTTCTATGTGTTAGCATAAGGTATAAACTGAGAAAAGGAAGAGAGATTATGTTAGTTAGTGAATGGAAAGAGAATTTTGAAGGATTTGGCGTTTGGTCTGCAACTAATTGCCTCACAGAAGGTATACATCCCCCCAAAATCGCTGCTCTTGAAGCAGGAAGTAAAGGTTTTGGTGTGTTTGGTACATTTGGTGATATCCTTAACTGTGGTGAAGCATTTGAGACTTTTGAAGAAGCTGCAAAGTGGATGGAAACAGTCTTTACTTTTGAGGTTAAAAACGGATGGGGAACGGCTCCATTTGAGGATAAACCCAGTGGGTAAAATAATCACCCTTAAAGGAC